AGAATCTATTGTTGCTGCTGAGGAATCTACTTAACGTATTTACTTACTAGCTTTTTAAGTAACATAAACGCCACGATAACCCCAAGAATTGTAATAACATCTACTAAATGACTACCTGAATCACTTTCCAGACTACCCATAGGAGTTACTATTGTTAGTTTTTTAGTTTGTTTATTCATCTACCATACCACCTTTTTCCATAATTCTTAAAAATTTGTCTTTTAATCCGTTACCTGATAGTCTTGCGATTATTTCTACTTGAGCTTTAAAGATTCCGTTTAGTTTCTTTTGCTCCATTTGGACTTTCTTTTGTTGGTCGATTAATTTGATAATAATACCTTCCAACCTCTTGAAGTCTTGATCTAACTCTGTCATTAGAGTTTCCTGTATGAACTTGTTCTGCCTCCATATAAAAAATCCGAACGCTATCGTCATCGTAACTGGTATTCCAAACTGTTCCAATACTGCTAAAATATCCATTTTTCTCCACTAAGCTATGCCCATAAAGGGTATTGTGTTATCTTCCATTAAATCGCACATTTGTTTGTATGTGTCTTTTTCTATTTGCACTAACATATCTTCGTCTTTGTAAAATTCTCTTTCGTATTTATCGTCTTGTTCTATATCTTTAGCTAAGTAATCTATTAGTATGTTTAGTTTTTCGTGCATATTGATTACGTTTCTTAGTAGGATTTCTATTGCTTCGGCTTCAGAATTTTTCATTATTTTTTCCTTATACGTTTACTTAGTAAGTTAACGAATTTTTTCTGAAATTCCTTGTAAATTTTATCAGAAACTCTTGAAGATGTTAAATATTCACCATCACTTTTAGCTACTATAAATTCTCTTTTTCTTGGCTCTAAATTTACTCCTGGTACTATAGGGTTTTCTAAAACTTTATAAGATGTTTTTTCTTTCCAAGTATATTCACCTTCTCTATGTTTTTTAGCATAGCTAACACCTCTTATTCCTTCTTTATTACCTTTTAGGCTATTAACAAGTTTGCCTGTCATCATTAATGGTGTTTTAGGCGTACTTGAGCCTTCTTTTTTTTTAACATTAATAGTTAATTCTTTTAATTCAGGTATTACTTTGCCTTGTCTTATAAATTTTGCTGATTCTTTAGCAATTTTAGGTGCAATTTCTTTATTTAACCTATTAGTTAATCTTCCATCTTTTAAAATGTTACGAATTTTGCTAAAATCTATATTAAACTTGACTTTTATCATCTTCAGGCTCTATTAGTGCTTGGTTTGCAGTTAGTTTAGCATTTGCTTCTTCTATAGTTAAGTCTTTATTGTATTCAACCATTAGTTCGGCTTTGCTCATTAATCCTAGTGATAGTCTATGATTGTCTAGTGCTATCTGATCCTGTACTGTCATTGGGTACTCAGGCTCATTAAAGTCTAGTTTTAACGCCTCTGGCATACCTATACCTAATGTTTGTGCTATTTTACGTTCAACTTGGTACATTTCGTGTTCATATTGTGTCCATAGTGCTAAATCGTCTTGATAATCTTCAAAACTCTCTAAATCTTTAATTTTTAAGGCTATACCACTAGGAGTTTCGCCACCATCTTGTGCAAATTGGACAGATAAGTGGTTATTTTGTGCTACAAGCTCCATTTGGAACTTAACATTTTCAATAACCTTGTTAATATCACCTGATGGCGATTTTATATCATAACTTGCACCATCTGGCAGTTCTAAAATAACATCTGAGCCAAATCTTTGTCTATTTCCTAAATCTGCTCCTGATACTACAGGTTGTCCAAACATTTGAAACCTCAAACCTAGTTGCATTTCTGTCATTGTGATGTTTATGTGTTCATTAGCACTCATTATGTCATTTGCACCTTCTACAAAGAAAGAATCACATTGATGCTCTCTATGTGTAAATACAAATGGTAATGTGCCATAATTATGCTCTTTTTGTTCTAAAATAGTGCCATTTTCGTCAAATATTATATATTCTACTTCATTCCAATGTATATACTGACAACTATCTATATTCGTAGAATCTACAGTATAGTTCATTAATGGATAAGTTATTGCAGTAGGTTTAAATGGATCATATCCAAAGAAAGGATGAAAATAATATATTGGTTGATAATCGAAGTAAGGCATATCTCCATCAACATACATAATTCTAGTAGCTATTGTTCCAACTAAACGTGTCATTCTTTCTATATGCTTCATTTTAGCATTTTTTAAAGTAGTTAGTGTATCATATTTTTTATTAACATTTCTAGCAGCACCTACTGTGTAGATTCTTGACATTTTATTTATAAATTTTTTGGTTATATTCGCCTCGTAAGGTGGAACTTCCATAAAAGCATCTAAATCAAATTTAGAATTTATATATTCAGAAGTGTTGTTTCCACTATAGTAATCTAGTAATTTGTTTACATATTCTTCTCTTGCATTATGGTTTAAAACCTTTAATTGCTTTAAACTCTCTTGTATTACATTATCTGAATAATCATTTATCATCTTTGCCTCACCTTTATCTCTCTGTTTTTAATTGGAAAATGGTTAATAAAAAAATATCTTAATTGGTCACATCCGTGGTCGTGGTATCCGTCTTTTAATGGTTCTTGTTTTAACGGCTTACTATCTTGAGCCTCTGGATACCTGTAACTTTCTAAATCTTCTGCCATACCTATGCAGTTGTTGTTTAAATGGACATATCTTTCGCCATTGGCATTTTCTACAAAACTTCTAACGTGATTTACACCTGCTGTTATGCTTCTTGATGCTTTATCTGTTATTGTGTTTACTGCTATACCCATTTTTCTAAAAATTTCTATATCTCCTACGCCTGACTGTCCTTGTGCTTGTAAACCTGCTGGGTCACCATAATATCTCATAACATTATATTTTTTACTTCTAATTCTTTGTGCTAATTCATCTGTTTTAATGTTTGTTTCGTGGATTATCTCATCTATCATATTTATATGCCATTCACCATTTACTCGGTAGGTTTGATACCATCCCACAGAAGGCATCCTGTACCCAAAATCAATACTACAAAAAGTAGGAAGATGTGGGTTATAAGGATAGTAGCCGACATCAAGATTCCTATCAAAAGGATAAACCCTACCTTCAAACGATGTAAATTGTGCTCCATACTCTTGGTCATATAGCTCTTTAGCCATATTACGCTTTCTTTCAATAAGAAACCTGTCGTCTTGACCTTCAGGAAAAGCAAAACCATTATCCCAAGATGGAGCTTGGTGTGATTCCCAAAGTTCATCACTTTTTCCAAGTAAGAATAAATCATATAACCAATTAAACCCTTCTGGCGTTGAAATAAATATGCCCTTACCTTTTCTATCAGATAATGTGGGAGATAAATACATATCCCAAATTCTAGGTCTTACCTTAGCTGCTTCGTCTACTATTAGCAAATCTAATCCTTCACCTACAAGTGAATCAGGATTGTCTGCCGATTTAGCTTCTACAGTAGTACCCCACTTGAATTTGATATATCTTTCTTTTTCGGAAGCCTTAATAATGTCATTCTGATGTCCTTTTACCATCTTATCCCATACTTCTCTGAACATCAAATCGGCTTTATCATACGAAAGACCTACGAGCCATATCCGTTGATTAGGCTGAGAAGCATAAAAGGTTGCTTCCATAGCACTCGCAGTCGTCTTTCCAAATCGCCTCCCACAAACCATAACAAAAAACCTTGCAGATTCTTTAGTAGGAAAGTGCAACTTTCTCTGACCCTCGTGAGGTTCGTACCCTAAAAAGTCGAACCATTTCTGTTTGTAATCATTTAAAACTTGCATAAGTCTACCATTCTAATTTAACTTACGAAGTAGGAGAAATGCAAGATATAGTATTTTGCAATAACAAATACACAACATATAGGAGGGCAGTATGTCCGAAGAAAATGTAGTATCAAATGAAACAGTAGTGGATAATGATACAGAGAATGTTACTCAGGAATCAGCTCAGAATGAGTACATAGCAGAAAGCAAGAAGTACAGAAAAAGAGCACAAGATGCTGAAACTCAATTAGCAGATTTACAAAAACAACTTAAATCACAAGAAAATAACAAATTAAAAGAAAAAGAAGAATTTAAAACTTTAGCTGAAAAGCTAGAAAGTGAAAACAATTCTCTAAATTCATATAAAGAAAAATATGAACTTTTAGTTGAAAAGAGAAAAGTTGCTTTATTAGAAAAGCTACCTGAAGATAAGCGTGAACAATTTAACAATAAAGACTTAGATGTATTAGAGTTTATGGTATCTCAACTTGACATAAAAGCTCCAAATGAGCCACAAGTAAGAGCTACTGTAAAAACTCCTGAAAAAGAAATTGGCGACTGGACTAAATTGAGTGCAGAAGATAAAAGATCTAATTGGGCAAATATAGTTAAGTCTTTTAAAAAAACTTAATAAACACTCTACTTGAAGGCAAAATGCAGTTGAAAGAGAGTAAATTAGATTGGAGAAATAAATGGCTATAAACGGAACAGCCTTTGTCGGTGCAGCACATACTACATCAACAGCTGACGATTTCGTACCTGAAATATGGGCAGACGGAATTTACAGGTTCTTTGAAAGAGGAACAGTATTTAAAAACTTAGTTGAAGATTATTCTGCTTTAGTTAAATCAAAAGGTTTTGGTGATACAGTAAACATACCTCAAATTGATTTAGTTGCAGCAGCAGATAAAGCAGCTAATACATTAGTTACTTACGATGCTACTGATACAACAGTTTCACAGTTAGTGTTAAACAAACATAAATACAACGCTATGTTGTTTGAAGATATTTTATCAATACAATCAGAAGCTGATTTAGTATCTAAATACACTATGATGTTTGGTGAAGCTATTGCTAGAGCAGTAGATGCTGATATTTGGGCAGAACTTGATGGTGTTAATGAAGGTGCTACATTAGCAGCAGATGATGCTATGACAGCAGCAGAGTTTCAAGCAGCACTTGCCAACTTAGGTGAAAATGATGTGCCTTATATGGATGGCGATTGTTCATTTGTTGTTAATCCAACATTAGCAGCAGACATTATGGATCCTAATGCAGGTATCTCTAAAAACTTTTGGAGAGCAGATGCAAGTGGGTCTGGAACAGTTCTTTATGATGGTGGTACTAAAGGTTTCATAGGGAAGTTATTTGGTATTAATGTATATATGTCAAATACAGTTGCTACAGCAGGAACAGCAATATCAGGTGCGATTTTTCATAAATCAGCAGCTGTTTGTGCTGTACAACAAGATGTAAGAGTTCAATCTGCATACAGTATTGATGCACTTGGAACAAGAGTAGTTGCAGATATGATTTATGGTGCTAAACTACTTGATTCATCATCTAACAAACGTGGATACAAACTAACTAACGCTTCATAAGCAATAGTCCAGTTAATCATTATATGGGGGTGGGCGACTACCCCCATATAAAACAGGAGAGATAATGGCACAATATTGGTATAAAAAAGATAAAAGAGTTAAAAGAATTTCAGAACAAAGTGATGATAGAGATGTTATCAAGCAAGTTAAAGACTTAAAAGAAAAAGGTTATGTACAAGTACAAGACAGAAGAACACTCAAAGTAATTAACAAACCTAAACCTAAAAAAAAGAAAAAAAAATAAATTATGAGTAAAGTTCCATTAAAGGTAGCAGGGAAAATAGCAAAAAATGGTAAAGGTAGTTTTTATCGCATTAAGACAACTGATAAGAAGTATAAAGAAAATTACGATAAAATATTTAGAAAGAATAAATGAGCTTAATAGACAGCATTAAAGAGCACGAAGGATATGTAGGTATAGTGTATAAAGATAGTTTAGGTATAGATACTATAGGCTACGGCTTTGCAATTAAAGATTTAGAGTTAGATAAGGACATTTGCGACATTATTCTTGAACGTAAATTACACAATTTAGAAGATAGTGTTAATTTTAAGTTTAGTTGGTTTATGTATATGCCACAAGAGATCAAAAATGTTATTTTAGAAATGTGTTATCAATTAGGTGTAAATGGTTTTTCTAAGTTTAAAAAAACTATTTCTTTTTTACAAGACAGGCAGTTTGAAGAAGCATCAGTAGAGATGTTAGATAGTCTTTGGGCGAAACAAACACCTAATAGAGCAAAAGAATTAAGTGATAGGGTAAAAGAGGTAGATTTTGGACATTGACAGTCTAAAGGTTGGTACGCTTGGTTTAAGTGGATATTTTGTAAAGTGTATTGATTTATTTGGTCCAGTAGTAGAGATGGGATATATGGTAGTGCTTATCGCTTATTTTTTATATCGTATTAAACAAATAAAAAGTGAGATAAAGTAGATGGATAGAGGCGTAGTTAAAAGAGTAATAGTAACGCCTGACAAACACTTTCCTTTACACGACCAACCAGCCATAAACTGCCTTAAAAAGACTATAGAGATAGTTAAGCCTGATGCGTATGTAGATATAGGTGATGTCGGCGAATGGCACGCATTTAGTGCTTGGAGATTTAAAAGAAAAAAAGCTCCACCATTGGAATATTTAGTTGATGATTTCGATAAAGATGTTAAAGATGTCAATAAAGGTATGGATATAATTGATGAAGCATTAGATAAGGCTGATTGTAAAGAAAAGTATATTACAGAAGGAAATCATGATAATTGGCTTAATTATTGTGTCGATAAATATCCTTATATGCCTCAATATAGATTTGCAAGGGCAGTTAAATTGTGTGATAGAGGATATACTTATTTGCCTC